CAGCACGTGTCTGTCCAGGCACTTCAGTTTGAACACAGGTTGTATGACCTTGTGTTTAAGTCCCCGAAGTTGAGGATGTTATTGAAGTGGCAGTTGGACAATCACGGTGTTGCTCGGGCTGGCGATGGGCGGTTTCGGTACTATAAGCGAGGGTCGCGTATGTCAGGTGATATGAACACATCAATGGGTAATAAGTTATTGATGTGTTTGATGGCCAAGGCGTACATTGACACTAAGGCTTTTAGGGTTGATTTTGTTAATAACGGTGATGATTGTCTGTTGATTTTTGATGCTTCAAAGCTGGCTGCGATGAGTGATTTGGAGACTTATTTCAGTGGCTTTGGGTTCAAGATGGTCCGTGAAGATCCGGTTTACGAATTTGAGCAGATCGAGTTTTGCCAAACTAAACCAATCCAGACTGTGAATGGATGGTTGATGGTTAGGAACACTCGGACTTGCTTGGTCAAAGACGTGACTGCGGTCAACATGGGACATGATGTCAAGCAGTATCGTGTCTGGCTTGGGAAAATAGCGGATTGTGGAGTCCACCTTAACAAGGGCGTCCCTGTGCTCCAATCGTTTTATCGTATGTGTAAGCGGTTTGGGGTTGATGGGAAGTTGTCATTTTACTCGCGGTTCGACTGTGAGCATAGTTGGCATAACAAGCTTTTGAAAGGGATGGACTTGCGAGACGATGTTGTCACCGAGTCGGCGCGATATAGTTATTGGCTTCAGACAGACATTTGTCCTGACCAACAGGTTGAAATTGAAGGGTATTTCGACCAATCGGTCTGGGGAGGCGATAAGCGCCAACTTATCAACGTATTAAACTTGTTTTAAATAAAATGACGAAGTCTTCGAACAAAAATGTTAAAAGGACGGTTGCTAATGCCGTCGACCAATTCTCACGCAAGAGGATGACACAACGTATTCGTGGTGTTTTGGGGAGCAATACCATAATTAAAGGTACTGAGCTCCAAGACCCGCAATCTATTCCTGCGGCCAGCTCGAGCCGAACCGACTATACTGTATTGATAGCCGGGTCGACGAATGGCAGGGCTGTGTACACTTTTGTCAACATCGGGAAGAATTTCCAGAAATTCCTGTATCTACCTGGTACGCATATGCGATACCAGCCTAGTTGTGGTCTTAATACCGCCGGTACCATTTATGTGGCTTACATAGATAATCCGGAGGCCATGAAGGACTTTTATGCGGCTTCGGCTGTTGATAGGCTGGCAATAACCAAGGGGCAGGCGAATATGGTGTCTTACCCATTGTGGCAGGAGTTCACATACCACATGAAGTCCGCACCGCGCGCGCGCATGTTCTCGACTGATGTAACAACTGATTTTACCAATGCTGACACACTCAATCGGGTGTGCCAGGGTATGTTCATTTATTGCATTGATGGAGTTGTAGCGCCCACGGTCGAGACGACATATGGGCAGATTGCGTTGCAGGTCAACCTCAAGTTGGAGGAGTTGTCGGCGACACCAGTGACTTAGTCACAAAAATAGTAGATGTGGGGGTGAAGGCGAATCTGATCGTGACTTAATGGCTTCATTAATGATACTGGCGACCAAAGCATGCTTGGCGGCGAGACTGTGTGTCAGCATACGAGCGCACACGGCTTTGGCATCGATGAGGAGACGGAGACGATTAGATCGAGGGA